AAAATTGTTCAGTGGCGAGATGTTCAAAGGCTTCCAGCATAATGCTATAGCTAGAGATCTCGTTATGAAGCGTACCCTTAAGAACGGTAAATCTTTACAGTTCATCTACACGGGTCGCACAAAAGCCGAATTTCATGTTCCTGGAAATTCCATCTTAGGTAACAGTGACGGCGCACCACCAGTAGCAGAGAAGACCATCACAGTTGATGATCTACTTATCAGTTCAGCATTTTTGTATGAATTGGATGAGACATTGGCGCATTATGACTTACGTAGTGAGATATCCAGAAAGATTGGATACGCTCTTGCTCAAAAGTATGACCGCCTAGTGTTCCGTTCAATCACTCGTGGAGCTAGAGCTGCATCACCTATCACGAAGACTAACTTCGTAGAACCAGGTGGTACACAGATTCGTGTAGGTACAACTACAAACGCATCTGATGCTTATTCAGCAACTGGTCTTGTGAATGCGTTCTATGACGCTGCAGCAGCCATGGATGAAAAAGGAGTAAGTACTGACGGAAGATTTGGGGTATTAAACCCACGTCAATATTATGAATTGATCCAACAGGTTGGTGATAATGGTCTAGTTAACAGAGACGAGCAAGGCTCATCCCGTCAGAAGGGTAATGGTATTGTTGAGATCGCTGGTATCAAGATCTACAAGTCAATGAACATCCCATTCTTCAGCCAGTATGGTACGAAGTATGGCACAGGTTCAGCTACAAACCCAGGAGTAACCGATCCAGGTAACTCTGGTACATTCGTTAGTGAAGCAGTAGAAGATGCTGCAGCTGACGTAACTGGTATCAACAATGAGTATGGTGAAGAAACAGAATTTGCTAACTCATGTGGCATTATCGGACAGAGAGAATCTGCTGGTATTGTTGAAGCTATCGGTCCTCAAGTTCAAGTAACCAAAGGCGATGTCTCGGTCATATACCAGGGCGATGTCATATTGGGGCGTTTAGCATGCGGGGCAGATTATGTTAATCCTGCTGCTTGCGTAGAGCTTTTTGCTGGTACAGCTACAAAACCAGCTGCATTCTAAAATGCACATACAAGGGGGCTTCGGCTCCCTTTTTTTTATTTATATAACTTAATTATGGCTTTCCCTACCACTAATGCTACTCAAGAATTACCCGCTATAAATCAAATACTGATGGCTTGTGGTCAGGCACCTGTCACCACTTTGGATGAAACCAACCCAGACGTTGCGATTACTTATCAAACACTTTTAGAAGTTAGTAGAGAAGTTCAAAGTGAAGGCTGGTCCTTTAATAAGGAAGAGCATTATGAGATGACACCTGATAGTAACAATGAGATTCTCATACCAAACAACATATTACAAATAGACCTTACAGAAGCTAACGCAGGTGATAAGAACGCAGTAAGAAGAAATGGCAAACTATACGATAAGCAGAACCATACTGATCAATGGACAGATGGAGCTGTTGAATGCGATATCGTTTGGCTTTTTGATTGGGTAGATTTACCAAACCCTATACAGGATTACATAACAGCTAGAGCAGCAACAGTTGTATCTAGCCGAATTATTGGTGATCAAACTCAATACCAAATGCTCCAACAGAAGGAGGCATACACGAGAGCTATGGCTCTTGAATACGAAACAAACCAAGGTGATTATTCATTCTTTGGAAAACCTGACGGAGCACACCCTTATGTCGGTTATCAACCTTATCATGCACTTAAGAGATAATGGCAGCAGTCACACAAAGGATACCAAACTATTTAAGTGGTGTATCTAAACAAGCAGATAGTAAAAAACTTCCAGGTCAAGTAAGAGAATGTATTAATGGATTACCTGATGTGACATTAGGTATGACTAAGAGACCTGGATTTAAGTTCATATCTAAATTAAAAAATAATGGAACTGACTTTAGTGGAACTCAGTTAGATAATGCTAAATGGTTCTACATTAATAGAGATACAACTACTAGATATATAGGATGTATCACACCTTATGCTAACTCTACTAATGGCAGTATCTTTATCTGGAATGCAGATACAGGTGTCCAATGTACTGTTACTAACGGTGGCGCACATACATACTTAACAGGAGTTAAGACTAACTATGATGTGCTTACAGTGCAAGAGACAACTATCATTTGCAATGAGGCAGTAACTGTAGCTAAGCAAGCTGATACAACAGACTTTGTAGCTCAGAGTAGAGGAACAGTACTACTAAGTTTGCTTGGTGCTTTAGAAGCTTCTATACAGAGCACAGACTTTGAAATCAAACTAGGTGGTACAGCTATCCTTGCAGAGAAGAGTTCTGTTCAAACTTGTACTTACACATCAGGTGCAAGTGATGACTACGATGCTGTATTAGATGGTCTTAAAGCTGCAATAGTAGCTAAGAGTATAACAGGTTTAACAGTTGAGAAATATGGTACATCTCTACAGATAGATTACGTTTTAAATGTTAGTGGTACTGATACTAGAACACCATTTACTCTTGAAGCTAAAGGTGGTGCTGATAACGAAAGGATTACTGTCTTCCAAGACTGGGCTAGTAATGAATCTTGGCTACCTCCTAACTCATTCCATAACCATATAGTAACTATAGTCAACTCCCCTTTGTATGACGAGGATAACTACTACGCTAAGTTTGTTGCAGATAACGCTGCAGCAGGATCAGGTTATTGGAAAGAAGGTATAGGTCATAACCAATCTCCAGGTTTAACAGCTTCTACTATGCCTCATAGATTGCGTAATACTGGTACTAATGCTTTTGTCTTTGAACCTATTACATGGGGAGAGAGAAAAGTCGGAGATGATTTAACAAATGCTCATCCTAGCTTTGTTGGAAAGGCAATAAAGAAAGTATTCTGGCATGATGATAGGCTTGGATTCTTGTCTGAAGATAATGTAATCCTCAGTAGAGCTAAAGAACCTTATGAGTTCTATGCGTTTTCAGCTAGAACACATACAATAGGTGATCCTATAGACGTTAACTGTGCATCAACTAGACCTACTAAACTACATGCTGTTAAAGCAGCTAGACAGGGTTTACTTCTATTCAGTAAGAACCAACAGTTTATTATCTATTCAGATGATGGACCTTTAACACCTCAGTCTACAAAAATAAGACCTGTCTCCAATATGGAGATGAGCGATACAGTTGATCCAATAGATATTGGTACTCACTTTAATTTCATCAGTAAGACTCCTAACTTTGTACGAGTCTTTGCTATGCAACCTAAAGGTTTAGGCGAAAGTCCAGACATCTTAGATATAGGTCGTGTAGTTAATGAGTGGATAACAATAGATGTTGATACCCTTGTAGCCAGTATTCAAAATGAGTTCATTGCTATGTCTTCACAGGTAAGTAATGAGATCTATTTCTATAGAACTTACTCAAACGGTAAGGAGATATTAATGGAGTCTTGGTTTAAGTGGATATTACCAGGCAATGTACAAAGTATGGCTATAGATCAGGATGATATGTACTGTGTTACCAAACAAGGTAATCAATACACCATATCTAAATCAAACATAGCTCAGAGTCCAGATGTAGCGATCATCACCAATGCAGATGGTCAGAAGATAAACCCTTGCATAGATTTATATGCACCTGCAAGCTCAGTTAGTTATGACACAGCAGGTGATTTTTCTAAGTGTTATCTACCTTATGCCAATCTGACTGATGAAAAGAATGTCTTAATTGTTGCTGGTACAACAGCAGCAGGTACGTTCAATAACTCAGGGTTTACCATCACTCCAGAGACAGCTACAGACGGTACGGGAACATACTTTAAAGTCCCTGGACAGAATCTTACAAGCGTTGCAAGTAACGTCTATGTAGGTTATGCCTATAACTTTGATATGACGCTACCACAGGTCTATTTCCAGCTTGATGAGCAGGGTAAATCTCAGGACTTTACATCTAGTCTTACGGTTGCAAGACTTAAATTTGATGTAGGTCTTTCAGGTATATTAGGTTTTAAACTTAATGCTGTTGGTAGGTTTGCAGGTAAACGAGAATATACAGGTGATGGAATTACACAAGCTAATGGTTCAGTAACTGGTACAACTGACTTTAATTGGACTGTAGAAGATTTAGATTATGTAGATAGAAATCAAGTAAAAGTCAAAATCAATAATGTAACTAGTACAGCATTTACTTTTTTAAGTGATACTCAAATAAGGTTCAGCTCAGCACCTCTTGCTGGAAGTAAAATAGTTATATACCTAGACGAATGGTATGAACTACAACCCGTTACCTCAGCTAATACATACATAGCTGATGACGTACCACTAAATGAGTCAACAGTATTTACATTACCAATACACCAAAGAAGTAAGAACTTTACTTTACGGGTCTTTAATGACTCACCATTTCCCGTCTCTCTCAACTCGATGATGTGGGAAGGAAACTACTCACCGAGATTTTATA